GTTCATCGCCGAGAGGACCGAGGGCAAGGTCACTCAGCCCGTTGACCACTCCGGTGACCTCAAGCATACGGTACTATTCCAGATGCCTCGTCCAGTGAAGGTCGATGGATAGCATCATCGTCTACTCCGCGACTTCCCGCCAGGCATTATTCCATGTCGCGCCGGAGATGTTCAAGCTCTACGGTGGCGCGATGGGCGGAGGCAAGACATGGGCGCTGTGTGCCGAGGCCATCGCCTTGTCCTGTGATTATCCCGGCAACCGTGGATACATCTGCCGCAACACGAACGTCGACTTCACCCGGACGACTCTGCTCGTGCTCGACAAGATGCTCCGGGACGCGGGACTCATCGCCGATCACCACAAGTCATCGCCGTCATACTACGCGCTGACGAACGGCTCATGGATCTATTACGGCGGGCTGGATGACTCGCCCGATTCCGAAGAGCGGCTCCGGTCCTTTGACCTCGGCTGGTTCGCCATCGACGAAGCCTCGGAGACGGGGGAGCGGTATTTTCTGACCCTCGCCTCTCGCTTGCGCCTCAACGTCCCCGGCATCCGCTATTTCGGGCTTCTGGCCACGAACCCGGACCCCGGATGGATCAAGGCCCGTTTCATTGACCAGAAACTCCCGGACCACGTCTTCATCCCGGCCCTCCCAAGGGACAACGAGCATCTGCCGGCGGATTATGTGGACAGACTCAAGCGCATCTTCCCCGATGACTGGCAGAAGCGTTTCCTGGAGGGCGATTGGGGCGCGTTCGAAGGCACGAACAACGTCTTCCCCTATGCCGCGATCGAAGCCGCCTGCAATCGGAAGCTCGAGCCATCCGAGCCGCATGAGCTGGGTGTCGATGTGGCGAGAGAGGGAGACGACGAAGCAGTCATATCTTACCGCGAAGGCCCCGTTGCATCCATCCTTGAAACCATCGCCACGAGCGACCTCATGGAACTCACCGGGAAGGTCGTCAACTGGATCAGGGAGAAGAAGGAGAAGGGGCTCGATGCCACAAAGGTCGATGCCGACGGCATGGGCTTCGGCGTCGTCGATCGTCTCCGTGAGTTAGAGCACGATGTGACCGAGATCCACGGTGGAGCGGCGGCGCGGGACCCTGAACGCTTCGCCAACCGGAAGGCTGAGATTTATTGGGGATTCCGCGAGCGTCTCCTCGAAGGCAACGCCGCACTCCCCGATGACATGGTGCTCAAGGCCCAGCTCACAAGTTGCACCTATCGCATTAAGTCGACCGGGCAGATCGAGATCACGCCAAAGTCGGAGATGAAGAAAAAGGGCATCAAGAGCCCCGACAGGGCTGAAGCCGTGATCTACGCATTCGCGACGGGCGATTCATGCGGATTCGAGGCGCACTGATGAACATTTTAGATCGTTACCTCCAGCGGCGCGGCTTCGTCAAGGCCCTGGACATCGAGCAGAAGTCGGCTGGGTTCATGGCGGACGAAACATCCGGATATCCGGAAGGCAAACCCGACCAGGACAAAATCGCGGACTACTCGACCTTCGTTCGGGCCTATTCGCAACTCCCCTGGCTCTATGCCGGCGGCCTGGCCCTGGCCATCGGATCGACGAAGCCGGATCTCAAGGTCTACCGTGAGACGAAGAAAGGCGATGACGTGAAGCAGGAGGAGGTCACCGGGACGGACCTCAACACTCTCGCCGAGACGCCGAACCCCGACCTCAGCTACCGCGAGCTCATCCAGATCACCATTCTCAACCTCTCGCTCGTCGGGAATGCCTTCTGGAACCTGGTCGGGACGCGGGAGAATACGCCTATCTCGAAGACGAATCCGCCGGTCGAGATCTGGTGGGTGAAGCCCGAACAGATGCAGCCGCTCCCGGACGCGAACGGGCTCATCAAGGGCTACGAGTTCACGGGCCCGAGCGGTAAGAAGAGGACGCTCGACGCCTCCGAAGTCATCCATTTCCGGATGCCCAACCCGGGCAGTTACTTCATGGGGATGGGCGCTCTATCGCCTCTCTCGCGCACAGCGACACTCGAACTCAATGCCATGACTTTCCAGGATAGCTTTCTGAAGAACGACGGCACACCTCCGTTCTGGTTCACGAAGGGGCCGAGCGACAAGGCGCAGAGGAAACTCTTCTGGGACGCTTTCGACGAGCGGCACAAGGGGCCGAAGAAGTCCGGCCGCGCCGGGATGCTCTGGGGCGACATGGACGTGAAGACCTTGGGTGGCTCGATGAAGGATGCCCAGTACATCGAGCAACGGAAGATGAACCGGGAGGAGACGCTTGCCGCCCTTCCCGGGAGCGTCCCGCCGTCGATCGTCGGGCTCCTGGAGTACGCCAACTACTCGAACATGGAGGTCCAGTCGAAGAAGTTCTGGGAGGATTGCGAGATGCCCATTCTCGGGATCGTCGCGGACAAACTGACTTCGAAGTTGGCGCCGCTATTCGACGAGCGGGTCTGGTTCGAGTACGACTTCTCGAAGATCAAGGTCCTCCAGGAAGACGAAGAGCGGAAGGCCCGGGTCGACCGGATCCGATTGGGAAGTGGCAAGGTCACCCCGAATCAGCTCCGCAAGGAAGCCGGGCAGGAACCCTATCCGGGCGGGGACAAGTATTACATGGACTTCTCGTTGGCCGAGGTCGGCGAGGATCCCAAGGCGCTCCCGGTGCCGAAGCCCAAGGAACCCCCTCCGGCGAAGGAACTGGTAGCGGGCGACGAGTCCCCGGCGAAGAGCTTCAGCAAAGACGACAAGCCCATCTCATTCTGGGCGGATCCCGCTCGGCGAAAACTCCTCTGGGACAACTTCGACAAGCGCCTGAGCGCCCAGGAGCGGGCGCTCGAGCCCCTGGTCAAGAAGTACCTCGATGGGCAGGCCGATGAGGTCAAGGCCAAGATCGAGGCCGCGGCCAGTCCCCAGGAAGTGCGGGCCGCCGATATCTTCGACCCCGTCGTTGAGGCTCACCTCTACGGTGAGAAGTTCGAGAGCCGCTATCGCTTCGCTTTCGAACGTGCGGGAGAGGCCGGCTATCACGCCACGAAGGGCAAACTCTGGATCCCGCCCGAGGAGCGCCGCATTAAGGACGACGACACGTTCAATGTGACTCCCGCCCACGTGGCGCAGTTGCGGGCCCAGATCGCCAAGTCCGCCAAGTTCTTCAACGAGACGACCTGGGCCGAGGTCAAGGCGGGGATCGACGAAGCCCTGGCCGAGAACCTGACCAATGAGGCGATGGCCCAGAAGCTCTGGGAGAAGCTCGACGGCAGGGCGGCTTGGGAGGCGCGACGAATCGCGTCGACCGAGATGACCAGGACCGAGGGCTTCGGCGGGGTAGAGGGCTACAAGCAGAACGAGTCCATTGAGCTCAAGGGCTGGAACTGTCAGAAGCTCGATACCTCACGCGAAGACCACGTTGATGCGGACGGGCAAGAGGTCGGGGTCGATGAAGACTTCGATATCGGCGGCGAGGCTATGGCTTGGCCCGGTGACGATAGGGCGAGCGCCGGAAACGTGTGCGGGTGTCGTTGCTCGACTTATCCGATCGTCGGGGAATTGTGAGGAGGACGACATGCCTGAACGAATCATAAAATCCGACGAGAGGATCATCCGTCGCCTGGACCCAGCGGACCTCGAGATCAAGTCGATCGACGAAAAGACGAGGACCATCTGGCATCCGATCACCCGCGAGGTCAAGGACCGAATGGGCGACATCGTCCGCGTCGACGGAGCCCTGCTCGACGAGTTCCGGAAGAAGCCCGCCGTCCTCTACGGCCACGACTACCGATCGATGAACCCGATCCCCGTCATCGGCGAGAATATCGGCTTTGAGAAGGACGGGGACCGGCTCTATGCAGGGACGAAGTTCCTCTCCGTCGCGACGCCCGACATGAGTCAGAAGCTCAAGGACCTCATCAACGACAACTGGATCCTCCAGGCGAAGAAGCTCCTGGGCTGGTCGATCGGCTTCATGGCGGTCGATTGGGACGCGGTGATGGAGGGCAACGATTTCCAGGGCTACGACTTCAAGACCTGGAAGCTCCTCGAATACTCCTCGGTCATTATCCCGGCCCATCAGGACGCGGTGAACGACGCGCTCAAGGGCGGGTCGATCAGCGGCGCAGTGCTCAAGTTCTTCGACCTGGGCGCAGGCAATACGGACGACCACACTAAGCGGGAGGCGATTCCCGAAGTCATAGATAAAACAGAACCGGCCATCGAGCCGGAGGCACAGGCAACGGAAACCAAACAAGGAGAAACCATGCTCGAAAAAATCATCGAGAAGCTCTCCAAGGGCGAAGAGCTGACGCCCGAGGAGAAGGAATTCTGGACCAAGTACCAGACCGCGATGGCCCCGAAGCCGGCGGCCGCGCCCGTGCGCAAACTCGACCTGGTCGACGCCGCCGGGGTCAAGGTCCGCTCCATGACGGACATCATGGGCGAGCCCCACGGCCCGAACAGCGGCTCCGGTCCGCTCAACGAGGTCGAACGCGACCTCCAGCAGTTCGCCGAGAACGCCTACATCGTCTCGTCGATCCTCGGCAAGAGCCCGCGCCAGCTCAAGATGTGGGAAGGCTACCTGGGCCGGAGCTCCGCGCTCCGCAAGGCGATGGACGCGGCCACCGCCGCCGAAGGCACCGAGTGGGTGCCGACGCTCCTCAGCGCCGACTTCATCACGAAGTTCCGGCTCCAGGCCAAGGTGGCGGCTCTCTTCTCCGATTTCGCCATGCCGTCCAATCCCTGGAAGATGCCCTATTTCGCGGGCATGGGCGCGTCGAACTTCTACTACGTCGGGGAATCGCTCTCCGACGAAGCGACGGCCAGCCCCCCGACCACCCCAGGCACCGGCGACCAGACGCTCACCGCCAAGAAACTCAAGAGTCGCGTCTACTTCTCCGACGAGCTCGTCGAGGACTCGATCGTCCCCGTCATCGAAACACTCAGGGCGGAGCTCGTCACGGCCGGGGCCGAGGTCATCGAAGACCTCATCCTCAACGGCGACACCACGGCCACGCACCAGGACAGCGACGTCGTCGACTCCAAGGACCGCAGGAAGGCTTGGAGCGGGCTGAGGAAACTCTGCCCCACGGCAACCAAGGCCTCTCTCGCCACGTTCACCGCGGCCTCCCACATCGCCGCCTTCATCGTGCTCATGGGCAAATACGGCATCAACCCCGCAGACCTCGCGTTCATCACGGGCGGCGTCGGCTACAACAAGTTCCGGGCGCTGACCGAGGTCATGACGGTCGACAAGTACGGACCGCAGGCAGTCGTCCTCAACGGCGAGCTCGGCAAGCTCTTCGGCTCGCCCATTATCGTCTCGGAATACGTCCGCGAGAACCTGAACGCCACCGGCGTCTACGACGGCACGACCACGAACAAGACCGAAGTCATCATCGTCAACCGGCGCGGCTTCATGCTCGGCACCCGCGGGGGCGTCAAGCTCACCTTCA